CGTCTTTTGACGCAAACTCAAGCATTGGTATAATAAAAGGATCAGCCAATGCCATTGTAACAATAATTATAAAACTCATAGTCTGTTCCACTCTACTTTAGCATAATGTGCATCCAAAGTATCTCTATAGTCAATAGCATCTAATACATTGTCAAACACACGTCTAACAGTGCGATCAGTAAAGTGGCCAATAATTTCAATCATTACCAAACTCCTCTTGTGATTGTTTTTACGGACATTTGAAATTTTTACACCCATTTAAGTTACTAGGAGCATAAACACTCCCGTCATATTGCGAACCTGTTTTGCCTTTGCCTGTCTCTACACCAAAGTTGCAACTGGTCACTGCCAAGAAAAAAGCAAGCGATCCATACACTGTCCATTTGGTCCATTTCATAAACCCACCAAATGTGTGTTCTGCTGTGGCTTGTGCTTCTACTCTAGGGTCTAACTGCCCCATCCGGCAAACTCCTCTTTGTTTTGCATTCTGACATGTCGTGTAGGCAAATAGTTTTCTGTAGGTCCTAAACATTCCCAGCCTGTTTCTGCAAGCCACTCTGCTAAGTGTGTCTTACTGCTGAACTCCATAGAGAACGTTTCTCCATTGCTTCTATTATAAATGGTGTAATCCATTACTCTAAACCTATACACGGAATAAGGATACTTTGCTTACAATTATCCGGATAAGCAATTGCTGAGCCGAGTATGGGCAATCCTACCATACCAATAATGATAATCAAAAATGCCCAGCCCAAACCTTTAGTTGTGCAATAGTTTGTTTGTTCACTCATGCTCGCCGCCATTTGCTCGACCATTGTACTTGCGGCCTGATTTCAAAATGTTGTTGAGTGATTCTGGATTGTTTTCTGCTTGACGGAACACTGTTACTGTTAGCGTAATACCTGTAATCAAGCAAATATGAAATGCTGCACTAATACCAAATGCATAATAACTTCCTACCATTACTGCAAACAACCCACTCCAAATAAAGAATAAACACTGAAAGATCATGTGTCCTACCATAGGGTCTAAATTACGTAGTGGTGACTTTTCTACTGTCATTACGCTGTCCCACATTTCTCGTGGTAGTTTAATTAAAGACGAAATAGTTGTTGCCCAACCTATGGGCTTAGGTGTATTACTCATGTAGTTCTCCTGTGTGTATGTAATAATATATAGCAGGTTTAACCAGGAAAGTCAACCATACTAGGGTGTGTAAAATTGTAGCAGTTAAGGTTTATATGGTGGCTTGGGCATTGTAAACAAGGCTCGCACATGATGAGGATGTTCATAGCATGGTTGTCTTGCAAACACAACCCAACGATAGCCTTGTCCTGCAGTCCAGTCAGGATAGTTTTCTTTTATAAAGTCTAGCATACTTGTGCCTGTGGTAAACACATCGTCACATATCATAATCTGATCGTTAGGATCGCCACTTGCATATTCTTGCATTGCGGCTGCAAATGGTAATCCACCTCTTGGTATACCTACTGCTTTGTAAAAAGGTCTATCTTGATATTCCATTACCATTTTTGCAATAGCCTTCCACTCGTTTGGATGAATTGCATCACACTCTAGTTTCCAACTAAGTGGAAGTCCTGCATGTGATATAAAATCTCCTGCTTCAAATAGTTTTGCTTCTGTTCTATATGGCATAGTGTTTCACTTTATGTATGGCACTTCTGTTGCTAGGCAGTACCCGCCCCCTTAATTATGCTGCTAGAGCGTAACCAGAAGGTGCAAAGTTATCGTTTGCATTTGTGTTTTTGGAAATATTACGCTTCCCAACCGGCTGACTCCACTCTACTCGCATCCGTGAATCGATCCTAACTCACCCCCATCATAAGCACATAACTTCAACCCTTCCGAGTCTGTGTCTCTGCAAAAACACCTTGTTGCAGCAAGGCGTATGTGCTTATGGTGGAGGTGCTGGGATTCGCACCCAGGTCTTCTCCGTTGTTTGTATGCTTCAACATCAACATACTATTTATAACATTGATTCAAATCAATGTCAACCTTTATTACCACTTTTCGGCTGTTGCTTTTGTTATGTTTTTTTGAGAGCGGATTGCGTTAAGGAGACGTATAATGGTACTTTTGTTTTCGCCTGGACGATCATATTTGTTCTTTTGTACCCAACTTTTATCTCGTTCAAGTTCTTGTGCAAATTTCTCGCCTAATAACTTTTCTAGGTATTCTAAGTCGCTGTTACTTAGATCCTGTATCTTCCGTGAAACCATTTTGTCTGTGTCTCCATGCTTGTTCAAACTGTTCGTCATAGTCATACAGAGGTGCGCCATTGCATCCGTCATACCATAGACGTTTGAAATAACCTTCTGCACTATTTATAACTGTTTTGGGATCGGCGTCGAGGTGGCCCTTGACCATGTAGAATAATCTGTATTCTTCTTTAAGGTCGTTTCTCAACATACTGTATTTACAAAATTATTAATTTATGGCGCTAACATCATGTGAAACTAGTCTCAATTTCTTGGATGTCATTTTTGTTAGGACTTACAGGGCAACTGCAATAGTAATTAAAGGCATTGGTGATAATTTCATTATCGGTATAGACACCTGCACATACAAAATTACTGGTATCTATCCAATCGATGATTTCTAAGTGATTGTCTTCAGTAGGATCATAAATTATAGCCCTTGCAGTATCTTCGCAAATATAAACAATCGTGTCATTAAACTTATATTCCATCATGTTTTTAATTTTTTTTCCTGTATCTCTTTTCTTCGTTCTACAATGAGTTGTTTCATATCATTTAAAGCCTGGCGAGCACGAACAGCACTAGTTTTTACACCATCTTGTTCAAATTTTTCTGACTCTTTGACATAGGTAGCAAATGCTACTTTAATCTGTTCGTGTATTTCACTCATTACCTACAATATGCTCGTATATCTCTTTCCACTTAACAACCTTTTTCATACCAACTGGAACACTGTCATTCATGTTCCAACCATGTTCAATAAGGATAGGAGTAAGTCCTACGTTTAGTCCCGCAACTGCATTTTGCATTTTATCTTCAATCCAATAATAACCAGTATCGGCATAGCGTTCATCTAAGAACTCGTCTTTGTCAGCACCCGTATCTAAGCATTCAAGCACTGTAAATGCTGACGGGCCAAACATCTTATCAAGATTCATTTGACGTAATTTTTTTGCACTTGGATCTAGGCTAAGGCTTGTAATACAGTGGAATTCATATCCATGTTCTTCGTGCAATCGTTTTACATAGTAAATGCTGTCACGTAGTGCAGGTAAAAAGCCTATTGCTGCTGATTCGTTAAAGCGATGTACAAGTGCTTTGCCTTCTGATGAACCAATGTTAAAACGCTTTGCAATATCATATTGCTGATTACCATCTGGTATTTGTTCATAACCGTGTTGTTCCATCCAAATACAAAATGCATATTCCCAATTAAGTAGAACACCGTCACAGTCTGTTAAAATAATCTTATCCATAGTTTGCCTTTCTGAGCCTTTATTATTGTTATATTGTTTTATAACACAGATGTTAAACTATGTCAAGAAGTTTATTCTGCATGTACTGTAGATGCAGAACTTGTAATTTTTCCGTTGTTGCAATTTACAGATTCGTTAATACGAGTTACAAGTTTGTATTCGGCAAATACAGTACTATTTGCAGACGTCACAGCACCAGTGTGAGGAAGACAAACAATTGTTGTCCCGCCTTCTCCATCTGGTACTGGAGTTGGAACATCGTGTGATACAGTCGGATCTGTAATACGGGCTATTAATAAATTTTCAGCATAAACTGTACCTTGACCAACATTTAAAGTTGTTGTGGTATCGCAAGAATGTCCTGTTGTACATGTATCAGTTTTTCTTGCTACCAATGTCATTATACTGTTAACCCTGTTGTTGCTTGTACATATTGACTGGCCATATCTTTTTCAGTCTTGTGGACAAAAACTACTGCACTTTTATTTAGTTTGATAGTGCTGGCAGGATCCACAGTGAACACCCAAGGACCTAGTCCAATGCCTTGCTGACTTGCTTGTAGTGCTAGTGGCTTGGTGACTTTGATACTAGTAGCATCTTCTTCAATAAACCTGCCTACAATCTCTTCGCCTGCTGTGGTTCTAATAGTAACTGTGTCTTGAGATTTATATGGTGCTTCAACAATCATAATGTGTGTCCTGTTCCTGTATAGTTAGTGTCTTCAATATATTTTAAAAACTGTTCGTAGCCGCCAACTTTATTACCACCTACTACAATTTGTGGAAACGTTCTTGCTTCTGGAAACTCTGAGAATACTTGTTCTCTTTCAAAATCTTTGCCCATTTCCAAATACTCAAACTGATAGCCACGCTGTTCGCATACCATCTTTGCTTTAGTGCATGATGGACATGCTGGTTTACCCCAAATTGTTATCATAATGAAAATCCTTTAAATGTATCTTCGCCGACATCTTGTTTAGTGCCGCCACTTACATAACTAGTTATCTCAGTTTCTTGTGGAGCAACTTGTACGTCTGCACCCGAGATCCATTTCTGTGTCCAAGGTAAAGGATTGTTTTTAATGTTGTATGGTGACTTTATTCCTACGTTTGTCATTCTGCGTGTGGCAATCCATTCAACATAGTCGCCAAGTAATTGAGTGTTTAGTCCAATCATGCTGCCGTCTTTGAACAAATACTCTGCCCATGCCTTTTCTTGGTCTGCTGCATCTACAAACATTTGTAAACATTCCGCTTCTGTTTCCTCTGCAATTTTTGCAAAGTCCGGATCGTCTTTTTTCAGTACCTTTAGAAGCATCTGTGTGCTTGCTAGGTGTAGGTTCTCGTCACGGGCAATAAGTTTGATAATCTTTGCATTGCCTTCCATTTTCTTTAATTCAGCAAATGCCCAACTACATGCAAAGGACACATAAAAACGCACACCTTCTAAGATGTTCACGCTCATTAATGTAAGCCAAATAAGTTTCTTCAACTCATATAAATCAACTACAACTTTTTTACCATTAACTGTGTGAGTGCCTTTTCCTAGTAAATTATAGTAGCCTGCTTGTTCAATTAGATCATCATAGTACTTTGATATATCTCCTGCACAATCTACAATTTCTTCGATGTCTAGCATCTCATCAAAGATTTTACTAGGGTTGCTATAAACGTTGCGAATGATATGTGTATAACTACGACTATGGATTGTTTCTGAGAACGTCCATGTTTGGATCCAGTTCTCTAGTTCTGGCAACGATACCACAGGACCAAATGCTTCTACTGGTGCTCGCCCTTGCACACTATCTAGTAGGATTTGACGCTTTAGGTTAGACGTAAAAATGTGCTGCTCGTGATCCGTTAGACTCTTAAAGTCTTTTGCATCTTTGTAAATGTCAACTTCTTCTGGACGCCAAAAGAAACCTAATTGTTTATCCGTTAAACTGTCAAAACTTTTATACTTTAATGTATCATAACGCTGGATTGTAGGACCTCCAGTTGGGTCTAAGAATGCCAATACCTCTGTATGGTTGGCACGATTTTGTACGTCAAAAACGCTCATATTTTACCTCTTTCTCTGTGTGTCTATATAATAATAGGATCTGGCCCGTTTGTCAAGTTTATATTACGCAACTTTCACATGCCTCTTCGTCTTCGATGTGATAGCCGTTAATTTGTGGCTCTTCTGCTTCACTAACAAGTTTGCTTACATCTAGTTCGCCTTGGCCGTCGTGCGTATTGAAATAATACAATTGCTTGCCGCCGTACTTGTAAAACATCAACATATGCTGTAACATCAAACTCATAGGTATTTTTTCATCTTCAAAGTAGACTGGATTGTAACTTGTGTTTACGCTAATGCCTTGGTCAATATACTTTTGTAGTACGGCCATAATTTTAATATAGCCTTCTGGACTACGCTGATCCCAAAGCAGGTCATATTTGTTCTTTAATCTTTTGTATTCTGGTACAACTTGTTTAAGAACACCGTGCTTACTTTGCTTTACACTGATTAAACTACGTGGAGGCTCAATACCGTTTGTAGCATTTGCAATCTGCGCACTAGTTTCTGCTGGCATCAATGCCATCAACGTGCTGTTGCGGATACCTGTTTCTTTGAGTTGCTTACGCAAACCTTTCCAGTCCATACGCTCTTTGTGTTTTACCAGTTCGTCTAAATCTTTTTTGTATGTCATGTTTGGTGTAATACCATGTCCATACTTTGTTTCTAGTGTGCCAGATATAGCACCTTGTTCTACTGCAAGGTCTGCACTGGCTTTGATAAGATAGTAACTCCATGCTTCTGCATACTCGTCAATTAATTCTAATCCTTTTGCATCAATATCTTGGTAGGTTAGATCGTGCTTGGCCAACCAGTATGCAAAATTAATAATACCAACGCCGATAGGACGGCGTTTTTCTGTAGATAATCTCGCTGCAAGAATTGGATAGTTTTGATAACTCAGTAGTGCATCTAGTCCACGCACTGCAAGAGTACAGATCGGAAGAG